CGCATGGCTATGGTCTATATGTGGTATGCTGAATGGGGAAACGGCGGGCGGCTATGGGGTACGGTTCAACCGCTTCGCGTTTTCAACGGCCTTGTCGATGGCCTTGCGGTAATCCCGGTTCTCCTTCGTGGCGCCTTTGCCGCAGACGTCGCTGCGGTGTTTGTCGTAGTACGACTTGGATATGCCGCAGCGTTTCAGGAACTCTTCCGCCCAGAGTTTTCCGCGTTCCCGTGGCCGGATGGTCTGCGAGACGGAGAACACCATGTAGCAGACGCGCAGGTTCTCTTTCGGGCGCACGGTGACAGTACGTGAAGTGGATTTCAGGTTCAGGAAGTTCACGAAGTCGCTGCCCGGCAGGAAGTCGAACTGGCAGTCGTTGCACACCTCGTAGATGAACAGGCACAGGGCGAGGTCAACGGTGTCCGTCCATGAGGCGGTCTCTTGCAGCAGGGCATTCATGGCTTGCCCTCCTTCATGCGCCCGATGTCGGAGATGATACTCCCGGCGATTCCTTTCAGGCGTTCCACCAATACGTCGAGGAATACCGGTTTGAAGCACCAAACACAGAAATACCGGTCACGTTCCTGCTGCCACTCCTTATATAATAGGTTCGCGTGCGCGCGAGCTTTGTCATATTCCGCCTTCGCCGCATCGCATTCCACATCGAGCGTCCTGTATTCTTCCGAGTCCATCGGCAGGAAATCCAGCCGGTTGCTCATGTCCGAATACTTGCGCCATAGTCCGGTGGCGGCTGTCCTCGCTTCCCTGTACCGGAGTTCAAAAGGTTTGAGGTGTTCCTCGAAAAGGGCTGCAAAGTCCGCCGACTGCAATGGTGTCCTGTCAAGCGGGAGGTATTTGTCCGTTTCAAAAAAGAGGGAGGAGGAAAATTCCAGAAGCTGCCCGGGGTTCTCCCTTACCAGACAGGCCGCCTCCCTGACAAGAATATTCGTATCGTTGAAATCCTGATAGAACAGGGAGAGCAGCAAGGCCTGTTCAAAAGACAGCCCACCTTGTTCATGAGTTGTATAAGCGGTGAGAAGCGTGTTCACCTCACGCAGCCGTTGTGCGATATTAAGTAGCATACAGTCATTCATAATCATAGAAACATAGTCATATATACGGGAAGATACAGCGCGTCCCCGTCCTTGCGCAGGTCTTTCGTGTAAACCAGATACTTGTTCCTTATCCGGGAAGAGAATTTCATGCAAAAGGCATCCAGCGAGGTATGAGCCTTATAACCGGATGATTTGACCTCGATAGGGCTCACCTTGTCACCGTCCGCAATCAGGAAATCCACCTCGTAGTTATGTTTCCCACTTTCAGTAGGGAAGGTATAATAGTACAACTCGTGTCCGGCGGCTTTCAACATCTGGGCCACCACATTCTCATAAACATACCCGAGGTCCGTGCTCAACTTGTCACTCAAAAGTTTATGATATATCGTATTGTCTGTGAATTTCCTGTCCCAGAATGCAAGGGTGACGAACAGTCCGGTATCACCCGTGAACATCTTGTATTTGCTGGGGTCCTGATGCAATGCCATTCCCGCACTCGGATCGTTGGCATGGTAAGCCATATTGACGACCATCGACTCCTTGATTTCGGAAATGATCTCTGCCAGTACGGAATTACGCGTACCCTCCGTTGCGCTCCATGCCAGATACCTGTTGGCGTTGTTCGTCAGTTGGGCCGGAATCTGGCGGAACATCTTGGAAGCGTTGCCTGTGGGGTCTATTTTGTTGAAATTATCCTCATACAGTGTTATGATGGAACGCTTTACACTGTCCACCTTTTCCAGATTGTTGGTTTCAAGATAAGCGGCCACAGCCTGCGGCATACCGCCGACAAGCATATACAACCGGAAATCGCGCATCAGCTTGCGGTTCGTGGCGTCACCCATGGACGTCCTGCCGTGAAAACATCCTTGGAGCAGCCTGATTGTGGCGGTGTCCCCCAATGCCCACCTGAACTCCTCGTAATCCATGGGAAACATGCGGAGTTTGACTTCCTCACTCGGAATCAGGATGTCCCTGACATTCTTACGGATCGAAATCAGCGAACCGGTTTCCATATAATCATATCTGCCGTCCTTTACAAGATACTTGATTGCCTGCCTCGCCTTGGGTGCAAGCTGGACTTCATCGAAAATGATGACAGACTTCCGTTCCTTCAACTCGACACTGTATTCCAGTTGCAGACGCATGAAAATACGGTTAAGGTCGGAAACATCGTTGAACAGTTCCCGGATTTCTGCTGAACACGCGGCAAAATCCACCAGAATATGGGTCTCGTATTCGTTTTCCGCAAATTCTTTGGCAATGGTGGATTTCCCGACACGTCTCGCCCCTTGTATCAACACGGCTGTCCTGCCCTCGTCCGTCCGCTTCCATTGCAGAAGCTCATTATATATTTTCCTTTTGAATATCATATATCTGCATCGTTATCAATCGTCTGCAAAGATAGTACAATCAACACGAATCTCAAAATGTTTTTATTAAGAAATCGCACAAATCTCAATATTTGAACAACGCAACACGATTCTCAATTTTAATATCGCCTGAAATGGCATGATTCTCAAAATATCCAGCTAATCGAACACGCTGTCCACCAGATTGACCGCCTCGACTTTCTTGCTGTCAACGATTTTCGCGTAAATCTGCGTCGTCTTCACGTTGGCGTGTCCGAGCAGTTTCGACACCGTGTAGAGGTCGGCACCGAGCGTCAGCATCATTGTGGCGAACGTGTGGCGGCTGGGGGGGGGCAAGACACCCAAAAAAACACACAAAATTACTATTCTGCCAAATATTGAAAACGTAAGGAAGTGCGGAATATTGAGCCATTTCAGTTACCAAGTCGTTAGCCGTCTGTTACCGAAGCAATGACAGGTAATGCACGGAAAATGAAATTGTTGGGCAGCCGTTTCTTTTGCGCTGATACGCAATGTTCTGCAAATCAATGAATGCTTATACTCAAAGTAATTTTGTAACCAAAAAAGTGTAAGCGATGAAGATTGAAAAATTCAAGGTGCTGCTCTACCTGAAAAAGAGCGGAACGGACAAGTCGGGCAAAGCCCCGATAATGGGAAGAGTTACGGTAAACCGCACGATGGCGCAGTTCGGTTGCAAACTGTCGTGCAAGCCGGAGTTGTGGAACGCGAGGGAAAGCCGTCTGGACGGCAAGAGCCGTGAGGCGGTGGAAACCAATGCCAAGCTGGACAAGCTGCTGCTTGCCATCAATAACGCATTTGACACGCTGGTGGAACGCGGACAAGACTTTGACGCCACGGCGGTCAAGGAACTGTTCCAAGGCAGCATGGAAACACAGATGACATTGCTTAGAATGACTGACCGTATCTGTGAGGACTTGAAGGCACGTATCGGCATCGACCGTGCCAAAGGAACATATCCCGGCTATTACTACATGAGAATGAGATTGGGCGAGTTCATCCAGTGGCAGTTCAAGACGAAAGACATTGCTTTCGGTCAGCTTACCGAGCAGTTCATCCATGACTACCAGAATTATGTAATGGACGTGAAAGGACTGGCGGTAGATACCGTGCGCCATTATCTCGCCATCTTGAAAAAGGTATGCCGTATCGCCTACAAGGAGGGATACGCAGACAGGTATTTCTTCGCTAATTTCACCCTTCCACAAAAGACAGAAAGTACACCGAGGGCATTAAGCCGTGAGGACTTCGAGAAAATCCGTGACGTGGAGATACCCGCATGGCGCACCACTCACATTCTTGCCCGTGACCTTTTTCTGTTTGCCTGCTATACGGGAACCGCCTATGCCGATGCGGTGAGCGTTACCCGTGAGAATCTTTACACGGACGACGAGGGAAGCCTTTGGTTGAAGTACCGCCGGAAGAAAAACGAGCTTCGGGCAAGCGTCAAACTGCTTCCCGAAGCACTTGCACTGATAGAGAAATATCGTGATGACAGCAGACCGACACTTTTCCCGATGGTTCATCACCCCAACATGAAACGGCACATGAAAGCCCTTGCTGTCCTTGCCGGAGTGAATGGCGGCTTGTGCTATCATCAGGCAAGACACTCATTTGCCTCGCTGATTACGCTGGAAGCCGGAGTACCGATAGAAACCATCAGCCGGATGCTGGGACATTCCGACATAACCACCACGCAAGTGTATGCCCGTGTCACTCCGAAAAAGCTTTTTGAGGATATGGACAAGTATATTGAAGCAACCAAGGACTTGAAACTTGTCCTGTAATCATTAAAATCAGAAACTTAAAACATTACGACCATGCGCAGTACATTTTCCGTATTACCATACATCAACAGGAGTAAAGTAAAGGCAGACGGCACGACCGCCGTCCTTTGCCGCATCACCGTAGACGGCAAGAGTTCCACAATGGCGACAGGCATCTATTGTAGCCCCGAAGACTGGAACAGCAAGACAGGCTCAATCCGTACCGTCCGTGAGAACAACCGCTTGCTGGAGTTCCGCAAGTCCGTCGAATGTGCCTATGAGGATTCATTGAAGAAGCAGAACGTAGTGAGTGCCGAGCTGCTCAAAAATATGCTGGCAAAGAAAGCCGTCATTCCGGTCAAACTGTTACAGATGGGCGAGATAGAACTTGAAAGGCTGCTTGTCCGCTCAAAGGAGATAAATTCCACTTCGACGTACAGAAATTCAAAATACTATCAGAAGTATTTGACGGACTTTCTTGCCTCACAGGGAAAGAGTGATATAAATCTGGCTGAAATCACGGAAGAGTTCGGCAGTTCCTATAAAGCTTTCCTGAAACGCTACAAGAACTTCGGACCGTCACAGACGAACAAGTGCCTGTGCTGGCTGAGCAAGCTGGTGTATCTTGCCGTTGATTATGAGATACTCCGTGCCAACCCGTTGGCAGACATGGAATACGAGAAGAAGCCCACTCCGAGGCATAAGCACATCAGCCGTGCGGAGCTGAAGACCATCCTCGAAACACCGATGCCCGACCCCTTGCAGGAACTTGGGCGGAGGGCGTTCCTGTTCTCGATTTTTACGGGACTGGCATACGTGGACATCATGCTGCTCCATCCGCACCATATTGGTACAACATCGGACGGCAGGCGTTATATCCGTATCAATCGTAAGAAAACCAATGTAGAGGCATTCATTCCCCTTCATCCGATAGCGGAACAGATACTTGAACTTTACAACACAAAAGACGACACCAAGCCTGTATTTCCGCTTCCAAGCCGTGATGAGATGTGGTTTGAAATACACGAGATGGGAGTCGCCATCGGCAGGGAGGAAAACTTGTCCTATCATCAAGCCAGACACTCCTTCGGAACTTTTTTGATTTCGGAGGGTATCCCCATCGAGAGCATAGCCAAGATGATGGGGCACTCCGGCATAAAGACTACCCAACGGTACGCAGAAGTTACGGACAAGAAAATTTCAAAGGACATGGACAATCTTATGGCTGTCAGAAGATTATACGGAACAGGCGAATACAGGGAAAACAAGTTGTTAGCAAAACACTAATGAGTATGGAACGAGGAATCATTACAATCAGTGAAACAGGAGTGGTCGCCATGCCGACCGCTTCTGTTTGGATGACACAGCAGGAAATGTCAGACCTGTTTATGGTATTCTGCTGTGACATCCACAAGGCTATCCGTGATATTTATAAGAATCATGAACTGGTGGAAGAAACAACAATGTGCTACATCAGACAAGAAGATGGAACACGTTACGAGGTGTACAGCCTTGAAATGGTCATGGCTCTTGCGTTCAGACTACGTAGTAGGGAATGTATGGCTTTTAGAGAGTTTGTCATAGAGAGGTTGTATGCCCCCAATAGGAAAAAGCCCCTT